TCCCTCTCCATCCACTCCAAAGACTCTTCTAGCTTAGAGTTTCTTGGAAGTAATTTCCTCGCAAGATCACACAGTTCATCGAAATTTTTCTGGGTAACGGTTTTCATACTCTACCTCCTAGGATCGAAGCTCTTTGAAGCCGACAAAGGCTCCACCATACACATCATCATATGTGTCACAGTACAGAAAAAGAGAGGAAATTTGAAGCTGACAAAGGCTCCACCATACACATCATCATATGTGTCACAGTACAGAAAAAGAGAGGAAATTTGAATTTCCTCTCAGATTCTTCTACTTCTTTTCGACTTTTTTCAGGTTTTCGGGAGTAGGGAGAGCTTCAGTCTTCTGAGCCAGCATGCTCTTCGACGACTTCGTGTGCTGGAAGACCATATCCTTCGTTAAGTTCTCGATGTTCTTCCTGCCAACTACATCGATCAGCTTCATGAATCGCTTATCGAGTTCTTTCAATCCATTCTTCGACTCGACGATGTCGATGGCACCTGCTATAGCATCAGCAGGCATCTCTTCTTCAGCAGTTCTAAATAGAGATGCAGGAAGGCCTGAAATCTTGATAAGGTAGGGCAGTAGCGCTTTGTCTTCAACCTGGAGAGCTTTGGCAATGTCAACCAGGATCCCCATCGCTGTAGCTCGGACTTGAAGCAGTTGGGCTCTTTGCAACTCATCCAGGAATGAGCATGGAGTCATATGCACGACGAAATCATTCGTGGGGATATCAGGATCGATCCCCATCCACGCGAGATGAATCTGGATGAGTCGAGTGTACCCAATTATGATTGCTCGCTGTATACGTTTCAGCTGGCGAGCGAAGTTCACATCCACGTTGCTCAAAGGGCTTTGAGCGAGGAAGCCTCCAGCGCTATCTGAGAAGCCGAGATAATCCGGAGGGATACGCAAGATGCCCAGAACCCGTTTCCTCACATAGTCGACGTCGAGAACTTGGCCAGGTCCGACCGGAGAGCCGGGAAGCTTCTGGATGTCCAGGGAGTCTTCGTCGAGAAAGAAGTCTTGGTCGATGTTGAGTGTTTTAAGCTCCGACTTCACCTGTCCGGTCTCAGGATCAGTCATCATGCGACGGCGGAACGCTTCTTTGATCTTGTTGAATGTCTCTACTCGCTCTTCAGGCGAAAGCTCATCGAGTCCCTTCACCTTGAACACGAACCGGTCAGGAGATCGCTTGATGCGGTAGATAGCCATCGCGTCTTCCATCATCTGGAGACGGCGATGCTCTCTCCTTACAGGAGCTACATACGAGTAGCCATACTTCGAAATGCGATCAGATCCCAGCAGCCGGAAGTGGATGTAGTCCCACGGATTCGAAATTGCCTTCTTCTCAGTACTTTCGCCTTCAGATGGGTCTCCGTATGAGAATCCTTTCAAGCGGCCGATCTCATCCTTATGCCGCGTCATCTTGCGAGCTTCTTTGCCTTTGATGCGGCAGATTCCTCCAGGAGTTTTATCTTCCTTCTCGCTAGTGATGATGACACTGAAATCATCACCGAAGAGGCACATTGACCGGGTGATAGCAAAGATCTCATCCTCTGTCTGAAGATCGTCCAGCAGCTTGTTAGCAATCATCTCGATCGTTTCGTTCGAAGATTCTACCCAGATTGATTTGTTGGTCTCGAGATCGAGCTGAGTCGCATTTTCAGCAACGAGGTCAAGAGCAGAAGAAATGAGGCCATATGTGCCAAGCTGTGCCACTTCTTCGTAGATGCCGATGCGATCAGTCGACAACTCAGTCTGCTTAGCGTAGAACTGAGCGATGTAGTTGTCAATCGACATCAACAGATCTTGAGGAATCCCATCCTCAGGATTGATCTGCCGGGGAGTCCTACCACTCTGGTAGCCAAAGAGGCTCTTCAAGAGAGGAATCGATCTCATTCGGAATGCCATCTAGCCTACTCCTACCAGAGGAACTCTAGATTGTCTGATCTTGTTCGCTTCTTGAGGCTTCTCTTTTTCCATTCCTGCACAATGAGCAACCACTCCAGCAAATGAGTCGGCAACGTCATCGTGGAAGTCTGGAGGATGGTTGGGTCTCTTTGTCGGATCCTCTGGTCTCCGTAATTCTCTCAACTCGTCTATGAGTACGGGATAGTTGTAATAGGAGACTCGGCCCTCAAAGAGCATCCTCCTCGCAATGATGTAGTGTTCTAGTGTAATCCCCATCTGCCACGCCTTGAATCCGAACTTCGCAAGCTGCTGGATCACCATCCTCGACTCAAAGCGGTCGAATGTGACCCCAGCGATTGGATAGCCGACCTTCCTGAGATACACGATGAAGTTCACTACTTCTTCAAGATCTATCTCACATCCCGGCCGTGCTCTCATCCTGAGAGAAAGATCTATGTAGACAGCGTACTTGTCAGGATTCGGGAAGTACGGATGCCCCATCGAGAATCCGCAAGCATCATTCGTCAAGCCGAGGTCGACGTGGATGTATCGCTTAATGCCGGGATGAATCCGTGGCTTCCATACACCTGCTGAAATACGACACATCTCTTTGTACTTAAAGTGATCTGAGATTGAGACAGAAGAGCCAGGAGTCGTCTTCGGACTGAAAGAGACATCTGTAATCTCTTCAGTGTCGAATGGATGCTTCCGAGTATGGTCGATACACTTGACGATAGACTCTCTGGAGGTGATGAATCCGTGGCTGCCTGCAATCGCGATGCCAGCAAAGTTCATCAAGCTGCCAGTCATGTCCTGGCGAAACGCAGGCAGGTATTCAACTGGGACGGAGATTACTTTGTGACCCAGAGCCAGCTCATCTTCTTCTAAGATCCAGCTCTCTCTATTCTCATCTCCTACGGCTACTCTGAATCTCTCTCCGCTGTACAACTTCTCTGGCTTTACTTCCCACAAGGGAAACGAGACCACATGAGTAGTTCTCTTCTCTTGGGGATCAGTTTCGACGATCTTTAACTGCTCTTCGATGAATGCAGACTGGTGAGTCCTAGATGAGATCAAGATCACCAGACCAGGAACCCGCCCCATCTTCTGCATGAAGCGAGAGATAAGACGTGTCTTAGCGCCGATGTAGAGCTGGTGTGCTCGGCTCTTCAGATTCGGGTCAGGTGTCTTCTTGTAGAAGTTTGCCTCGTCGAGCATGAACGCGAGCATGTCATCGCCCAACGCATGTTCGGCTAACGAGCCTACTTCATATTGAATTCTCTTGGTAGGGAAGTAGATCGGCTCATCAGGACGCTTTGATCTGGGACAGTGTTTTCTGAAGTAGGGAGAACCATCAACGTACTGCTTGAAGAGATCATATCCAACATCTGCCTTCTTCAGAGTAATGTTGTAGCAGCCGAATATGATCTTCTTCCCACTCATCAAGCCGTAGAATTTGTGGATGTCTCTGAGACAAGAGAGCCTGTACAGAGCGTAAACCAGGGCGATGGTAGCAACAGTCGTCTTGCCAGTGCCGATTGCTCCGGTTAGGATGAGAGTAGTGATCTGAGAGTTAGGCGCAAAGACTTTGTCCAGTTCTTGCTTCCACTTCTCATGAAGATCCTTGGTCATCGAGCCAAGGTATTCTTCATCTTCAATGAACTGGCGGATTGGAACTGGAATGCGTTCGTAATCAATGAGCCAGAGATCACGTTCAGTCGGGGAGTATCCTAACTCCTTCTTCTCCTTCTCAATTTGCTCGAGAAGTTGCTTTTCTTGTTCACTGAGCTCAAGCATTTAATCTAAATCGATGTCGATCCCTTGGTCCTTTAGCTGCTGACGCATCTTCTGCATATAAGACTGGACGTCTTCAGAGTTGCCACGACCGGGAAGCTCATCAGTAACTCCGATCATAACTCATAGATGTCAATACCAGAAGAAAGACGAGTGAAATATTTTTCATCTTCTGGAGACAGGGGTTCCATGTATCCATCTTCAATTGCCTTCCTCCATGGACCAACTGTCTCTAAGTATCTCATTGCCTCTTGAACTGTGGACGGGCCAGAAATAATGATATAATCATCTGATCCTTGTTCATAATGCCAGACAACTTTCCCCAGGCTGAGTTGTTGATCAACAAACTCAGCACATTTCCTAGCCTGCCTCCAATCGAAGAAAGACACATCAAAATCTGAAGGATTGCTAGATCCCATGATCTCATCGATCTTACGC